ATGTTGATCTTGACCCGCCGCGTTGGCGAAACCCTGATGATTGGCGACTCGGTCAGCGTGACCGTCCTGGGCGTCAAGGGAAACCAGGTCCGTATCGGCATCACGGCGCCGAAAGACGTGGCCGTGCATCGCGAGGAAATCTACCAGCGCATCCAGCGCGGTGATGAAGCTGCGACCAGCAGTGAAGATTCTGCTGAATAAGGCTTTACCTCCGGCCGCGAAAAAAGCTATTATTCGCGTCCCCGCTGCGGAGTACTTCTCCACCAGCGGTTGCAACACCCCGGAGCGATGCCCGAGCGGCTGAAGGGGCTCCCCTGCTAAGGGAGTATAGGGTCAAAAGCTCTATCGAGGGTTCGAATCCCTCTCGCTCCGCCATACACTCAGAAAAGCCCCTAGAAATAGGGGCTTTTTTGTTGCCCGCTCCCTTGCTACCCGCCCGGTTACCCACCCACCTGCAGGCGCCGATTTTGGGCAATTTGCCGCCTGATCCAGCCCTGCACTTCGGATTGTATCCACAGTGCGCGCCTGCCCACACGGATGGACTTCGGGAAGCGGCCAGCCTTGATCTCCCCGTAGATGAATGTGGTGCCCATCCCGGTGGCCGCGCGGACGCGCTCAAGGGACAGAAGTTCTTCAAGGGTTTCAGCTGCGCCCATCGCGGTTCTCCTTCGTTGTGTCTGATGCTGCGTGATGCCTGCCTACTTCCAGGGGACGGAAGCCGACCACCCATACCCACGGATTGCTCTCCCAGTCGCCACCGGTGTCGCCCCAGAGGTAGCGGAACGCATCGCGGTGCGTGGGCTCCTTCGCCGCTACCGGGTTGGTGCCCTCGGCCTCCGCATCGGCCTCGGTTATCGCCTGCAGCCGCTCCACGCGGACGGCGGTGATCTCCAGCACCAGGCGGCAGGCGTCGCGCGGCATGTGGATGCTGGGGCGCCAGCGCGCCGCGCTCGGGCTATATCGATCGTCGGCGGCGTAGAAGATGTTCGACCGTGGCGGCACCTCACGCGGAGACAGGTGATCGAACGTGCTGTGCGTCTTCCACCTCTCCCGAACCCACAGCCGGTCGCCGGGCTGGCCGAAAGGGCAGAAGTGCGCGGTCGTCGGGCCGTGGGGGTGACGCAGCGACGACCGCCAACCGTGCGCGGATGGGTTCGGAAAAGTCGCCTGCGCAATGTCATCGGCCGGCTGGGGCTTCATCGCCCGCCGCGTCTGCGTTTTCGCGCCCGACAGGATGGCGCGCACCATGGCGCCGTTGAACAGGATGGGGCGCTCAGTCATTGATCTGCTCCTGTGGGATCAGCTTCTGCTGCTGGACGTGTTCGATGACCGTCTTGCCGCTCGGCAAAAGGATGTGCGAAAGGAACGCGGCTTCGAAGGTGAGCATGCCGATCTCGATCGCGGTGACCTGGCCTTTCACCCAGTCGCGCAGGATCGAATAAACCGCGATGCCGCCGATCTTCAAGGCCTTGGATTCGTGCTCAGCCTTGGTAGCGCGCACGCGCGGACCGTGAGGGTGCGCCTTGAGCCAGGCAGCCGCATAGCCCCGGGCGCTGGCCTTCAGCTGCACCTGCCGGCCGCGGTGCTCGAATTGGATGAACAGCTCCCCGGTTTCGTAATCCTCGCCGGTGGCGAAGCGCTGGCAGCCAAAGGCGCGCAGCATCTTCTGGATATCGTTGATGGCGTTGCTGCCGCTGGTGGCGTTCTCGTAGGGCAGGCTCACAAAGCCACCCCCGACTGCAGCAGCGCCGCGCGCGTCTTGGCCCAATTGCCCTCGTGCTTGACGGCAATTCCGCCCGCTTGCGCCCATGCGAGGCAGTTCTTGCCGAAGTCATCGACCAAAATGTCCCCGGGCTGGTGCATGAAGAGCGGCTTATGGCGGCCGCCCAGCACCGGCAAAACCAGGCAAGTCTGCGACAGATGCTCGCGGACCCATGCCCGCTTCTGGGCAGCAACGTGCGGATAGTTCGACTTGGGGCAGGCCGTCAGGATCACCGGGTTCAGGTGCTCAACGCTGCGGAAGAAATCCAGCGCGCCGGCCATCGGAGGCAGGTCGCGGAAGAACGACGGATGCGAGTTGATGTGTCCCCACATCTCATCGTCAGCGAGCGAGCGGTGGTCCAGGCCGAAGACCTGCGGGAATGCTCCGTCGAAGTCGGCCATCACTCCGTCCAGATCGATGTAGAGCGTGCGGCCGGGATCGTTCGGCTCGTCCACGGCCTGCGCGGGCGGGGCTTCGTGCTCGGATGCGCGACGCGCCACAGATTCCACGTATAGGTGGGCCGCAGCACGCTCCCGTGCATCATTCTGCTTCTTGTCATTTGCGGAGAGGGCCACAACCACGGCCGCCACCACCACGGCATCCGCCAAGTCGTGCTGGCCCTCGCCGCGCAGGAGTTTGATCGCGTCCTGCAGTGAGTCATTAAGGTTCATTGGATTTTCCTTTCTGATGCTGGTCGATGCGCTCGATCAGGTAGTTGGCTTCGTTCGTTAACTTCGCGGCGTCGAATCGGTTTATGCGTGCGGTCTTCGCGAGCTGGATCAGTTCCTCAAGCGGCTGCCGGAACCACTCGAGGCTGATGGCGTCGCGATCGCGGAAATTGATGACCTTGCTGGGTGGTACACAGTCCGGGCCTGACAGGAACATCGGCTCCTGGCAGTCCCGGCAGACGTTCTTGTCGTCCCACCGGTGTTCCTTGACTGGTTTGGTCGGCGGCGGGTGCAGGTACAACGCCCGAACGTCTAGGCGTCGACGTGACGCGTAGGCCACATCGCCTTCGCCGGGATTTCCCCAGCCGTTGATCACACCCTTGGGCCGCACCTCGAAACGCACGGGCTTCTGCTTCCCGTAGAGCTCCGCCATGAAGGTTTCGGCCCAGATCCCGATCAGCGCTGCATCGACGGGCTCGCCGCGCGCTGCAGCCCGGCGCATCTCCCTGACACAAGCGGCTACGGTCTTTGGCTCGGCGGGCGCCGGCGCGGCATCAGTCTTCACCAGGCTCACTTGGGCACCTTCTCGAGAAACCCCGGGTCGATGTTCCAGCCGGCCTCGCGCGCACCGAGCAGCCGCAGCTCATTGGCGTCGAACTCGTCCAGCCGAAGGAACACCGCGGCGGCATTGATGTGCTGGGGCCCGAGGGGGCTTGAGCGGTAGAACAGGTCGTAGACGTTCTGCGTGGTGCATTTCCACGGCCCAGCGAGCGCCTGCATCCGGTGCCCTTCCTCCCGCAGATGGCGCCGCAGGTGCGCGCGCACGCTATCGACAGAGCGTGGAACACGGATGGGGCGGCCACCGCATGCCATGCCGTTGTTGGCGTGCTGACGGCGTCCAGTCACGTGCTCACCCCGGCGGTCATCGGCGTGAAGCCTTGGCGGGAGGGAGCGCGAAGCGATGGCGACGGCCCGAACTCCAGGGGGGGCTGTGGCATAGCGCTGGCAGCTGCAGGTGAGATCCACAGCGACTCGATGCGTGGCTGATTGGACTGGGCGCGCGCGTGCACGTCGACCCTGCGCCAGCCGACAAGGGCCTCGTCGTACAACGGATGCCGGTACCCACTGAGCAGCACCATGCCGCGCACCTGCAGCAGCTGGTCCAGCAACGCCACGTGGTCGGCGTCCTGCAGCTCGTGGGCGTAGACCTTGCGGTGGTCGCCGGCACGCGTTTTCAGCACGTAGGGTGGGTCGACGTAGAACAGGGTCGACGGCGAATCGAACTGGGTGATCAGGTCGGTGGCCGGCTGCTCATCGATCAGGACGTCGCGCAGGCGATCGACATAGGCGGGGATGTGCTGTGGCCAGCCCCGCCACATCGATGTCGGCGTGTGGTGAGTCGGGCCGGCACGCCAGCCATTCCGCGCCAGGCGCTTCTTGGCGCCAATGGACTGCGCCGTGCGGACCACCATCCGGCGCGCAGCCTCCACCGGGTCCGTGCAGTCCTGCCATGCCAGCACGAACTCGGCGCGGGAGTAGGGCGTTGTTTCCAGAGCCCGGCGCAGCTGCTCGGCCAGCACCGGGTCACGCAGCACCCGGAAGAACGCCACCACGTGGCTGTCCAGGTCGTTGTAGACCTCGATCGCTGACGGCGGCTTGCGCAGCAGCACCGACATAGCCCCGCCGAAGGGCTCGACGTAGCAGTGGTGCCGGGGCATGTGGCCGATGATCCAATCGGCCAGCCGCCATTTCCCACCGTGGTACCGGAGTGCGGGCCGGGAGATCATGCGAACAGGTCCTGTTGGGCCGGAGTCCGCGTCTGCCGATCCTCTTCCAGCGCTTGGGTGATGACCGCCGCCGCGCGCTGCCGCGCATTCCCCGCCCAGCGGAGCAGCACGTCGGAGAACGGTGCGCCCCGACGGACGCGGGCCTCGTGCAGCAGCACGCGCGCGGTGTGCTTGTGTTGGATGGCGACCGTGTTCATGCAGCCGCCTTCAGCGCAAGGATGACTTCGCGTTCAACTGTCGGGCAGACCGCATTCCCAAGCATGTGCATGGCGTCCCGCTTGTTTGCAGGAAGCTTGTAGTCAGGTCGGAAGCTCATCGCGGCACGCGCCTCGTCGACCGTTATCATGCGCATGCGGTTGCCATCGATCACGGCCCACCGGTCCCGCGTGGTGATAGTGCCAATCGGACGAGCCAGGCTGCGTCCGGTCAGTCCAGAGCCTTTACCGAAGTACGGGGCAATGAACTGATCGCCGAATGCGGCGCGTCCCGCCTTGATACGGGCCAAGGTCGCGGCAGACCTGCCGGGCTGCTCGATAAGCGACCAGTTGCCTGCGCTGAAGTCGATGAACGAACTGGCCGGCACATAGTTGCGCCGCTCAAGGCGCAGTTCTAGCGGGTGCTTGCTCTTCGTCAGAATCACGAACACCCGCTTCCGGTGCTGCGGCACGCCGAAGTCGGCAGCGTCCAGAATATGGGGACTTACCGCGTATCCCAGTGCCACCAACGCAGCGCACCAAGCCGGGAACAGCTTCCATTTCAGAAACTCAGGCACGTTCTCGACGACCGCGGCCTCGGGCAGCCACAGCTCCATTGCTGCAATCACTGCCCACGCGGTAGCCCGAGTGGCGTCGTGGTGCGGCCGCTCTTTACCACGGGCATGGGTGTGGCCTTGGCATGCGGGCGAGGCCAAAAGCAGGTCGAAGTGGGGCAGCAGTGAGAAGTCCATCTGCTGCAGGTCCTGGCAGAAGTGCTTGGTCTTCGGGTGGTTGGCGGCGTGGATATCGATGGCAATAGGCGAGTGATTCGCCGCTGCCACCACTTCACATCCGGCCTGCTCGGCGCCCTCGGTGGCACCACCGCCGCCGCAGAAGAAGTCCGCGGCCTTCACGAGCGCCGTTCGCTGCGGTGCCGGGAAGTTGAAGGAACGGGAGCCGTCAGCCACGGGCGGTCTCCGCACCTTCAGCCAGACCGAACGGTGGCCTCAGCGGCCCCGGCCCACTGCAGGCCAGGGCCATGGTGCGGATAGCGTGGGCACTGGCAGCGTGTGCCGCCTCAGCGATGGCGGCGAGATCCTTGGCCAGCTGGTCGCGGGTAGCGGGGCGCATGGTCTGGAGGATCGGCCCGCCGCGCTGCTGCGCCTCTACGGCGCACTGGGCGACCAGGTCGATGAGCAACCGCGGCGCAATGATGCTGCTCTCGCCGTTGAGCGACAGGTCCAGCTGCTTGACCAGCCGGGCGTGCGCCTGCGATGCGAGCTGCACGTGCTCGGACCGGCTTACCAGTGGCAGCGCTGCGGCCAAGCCGGCGCGGATGTGGTTCGCATAGCCCAGGTTGCTGTCGCGGCTGGCGAACGCGGCTCGGAACGCTTCAACCGCTGCGTCGCTGATCGAGGGGGTGTCCGCCGTGGCGGGAGTGGGGCTGGTCTGCTTCATCGGGAGGTTTCCGCAGGATGCGCGTGAGGCGCTGATTGAGGGGATAGCGGGCGTGGAAGGGGCCGGCGTGATCAGGTCTGTGGTGCTGCAGTTGCTGCCAGGCGCTCGAGGCGCTCGGCTTCGCCGGCATGGAAGTCGTGGCGCTCGCGGGCGGTGAAGTGGCCCTGGTCAACGGAGCGAAGTGCGTGCTCTGCTGCTTCGCGGTGCTTGGCGGCGAGCTGAGCCAGCCCAAGAGGACCGTCGTTGAAAATGTCCAGCTGGTTCCGGATGTCGAGGGGCTTCCGCACTGCGCGTTCTCCGTGGCGCGATTGAAGGGGTGCTGGGCGGTCAGGCCCGATCAGCGTTTGATGCGTGGCCAGAGCTCGGGCAGCGCGCGCTGCCAGCGCTTGAAGTCGACCCGAATGCCGGCGCGCATCGCGCGCTGCAGGGTTGTGCCGAACTGGATTCGGTAGCCGAGCCACGGGCAAGGCACCCGTTCCTTGGCAACTGCATAGCGGGCGAGTCGTTGCTGCTCCGTCATGCGGGCCGTGCCAACGATCACCGCATCGAGCCCACCGCCCAGGCAGCGCAGGTCCGCCATCACCGCACCAGACGGTGCGCGCGAGGCGCGATCCGCTCCTGGGACTCGGCGAGGCGCTGGATGTCTTTACCGTGGCCGTGCCAGACGCGGTAGGGGTGCGTGCGCGGCGCCTTCGCGCGCTGCAGGGCGGCCACCTGGTCAGGCGTGGGGTCAGGAGCCGGCAGGCGGATCGCGGGTGCCTTCATGCTTGCGTTCCGACAGGCTGGTGCAGGCGGTAGCCAACGCCGCGGATGCTTTCGATGCGGTGGCCCGGGAACGCCGCCAGTTTCTGCCGCAGGCGGCAGACGACGACCTGTGCGACGTTGGACTTGGGCCGCGCGGCCTCCGCGCCGTGCAGCACGTCGGCCATCGTGGCCAGCAGCACGGTGGCGCCGCCGGCGCGGATCAGGCGCGCCAGTACTTTTGCTTCTGCCGGGCTCAGCTTCACTCGTCGGCCATCGGCCACCGCCAGCAGGCCATCGAGCACAACGTTGCCGCCGCTCACGGGGTGACCTCAACGAATGCCAGGTTGGAGATGACGCACTGCGACCGGGCCACCACAGGGGAGTTGGCCGGCTCATCGCCGTCGGCAGTGGACAGGGGGACCACCGCGTTGGCCCGGACGCAGGCGTCGGGGGAAATCATGAAAGAGCCGCTGGTGACCGCATCGACGGCGTCCAGCGAGGCCTGCCAGCGACGCGGCTCAAAGCCAGCGCTCACCGCCCGGGCGACGCCTGGCGAGCAATCCGGCACGCGGTCCGCATCACGGGAAGCGTTGAGTGCGGTGCTCGCGACGGTGGCGCGCAGGCCGAAGTCATCGGCGGGAGCCAGCTCGTACACGGCCAGAGCCGCACACACACGCGGGCTGGCAACCACAAGCCCGTCCGGAACATGGGCTGGCTCGGCGGCAGGCGCTCCAGGTGAAGCTGCGATGCCCGCGACAGCCAGGGCGGCAAAGCAGGCGAGGGCAGCGATGCCGATCTGGCAACTGCGTTTGATACGGGGCGTCAGGGGCATCTTGTGGCTCCGGAAGAAATGTGTGCTTACAAATATAAAAGCACGCTTATATCTGGAATGCAAGCACACTTATTCAGCAGCCTTCTACGCTTAGGCCGAACGGTCCTCTGGAAGTTAGATATGAAACGGATGTCGTGCGCTTTCGCGCTGTCCTTCCTCAGCGTTGGCGGAACCGCGCTGAGTCAGAACGTGGCGTGGGATGGCCAGATGGCTCCGCTGCGCGAGCGTGCGCGAGAAGAGTTCATGGGGATCACCTTGGGAGACGGCCTCTTCAGGGAGTGTCCGGTGGACGGGCGCATCAGTTACCGGCCGACCTACAGGCTCGATTCCACCGATGGCCCTTGCTGGATGGCACCGAGCATGCAGCCAGGCTCGATCACTCAGCCTCAAGAATACGAATACCTGCCGGTGCACGTGCGGGACGGTAAACGTCCAACTGGCACGCGAGCTGTCCAGGTGACAGTGAGCGGCGGCCGCATCAATGCGGTTCACGTGTCTACCGACGGATTCCGCCATCAAGGCGCGCTTTTTGGGCAGCTTAAAGAGAAGTACGGTGACCCGACTTCCTTCGAGACACGGGAAATGATCAGTGGGACCGGCGGTAAGTTCGACGCATTGAGTGCCCGCTGGGAAAAGCCGAACCTACACGTCACCTTCAGTGGATTGGCAGACCAAATCGATCAAGGGCTGATCTCTGTCTACACAGATTCGGGCAAAGCTGCAGCTGAAGCACGCGTGCAGCGAGGACGCAGCACCTTCTGAGCTGCGGCTCTTGATTCACACCTCATGCGCGCTGCGCAGCAGCGCCAGGCCCAGGATCTTGCCGCCGACGTGAAGCTGATCAGCTTCGCTGGCAGGAATGACCTCGCTCAAGTATTTGGGGTTGGTGCTGATGACGTGCAGGCCGTCGCGCAGGATCTGCAAGCGCTTAACGTAAGTCAGGCCGTGCAAATTGATCAGGTAAAGCCCATCTCCGTCGAAGTAGTTCTTAGACGCATCGACGAACACGACATCACCGTTCTTGATATCGGGATACATCGAATCGCCGCGGACGGTGACGAGGCGGACCCGATCAGCTTCTGGAACGAAGCCTATCTGTTGGCGTAGCTGCCACTCGGCGATGTCTAGCTCGCGCACAACTTCCGGAAAATCCTGATTCATCGCACCGAAGCCTCCTGATGCCTCGCCATCCATCACTCGGAGGCGAACATATCCGGGAGGAGTCTCATCACGTGATATCACCGTGTTCTGAGATTCAACGCCGCGCTCTGGCAAGTCACCCGCAATCAGCCATTCAACGCGGAACGGTCGGTAGATACGCGCGAGTTTGACTGCAGTCTCGCCGCTGAGAGACTTCGTCTTCCCGTCTTCCAGTTGGTAGAGGGCTGACGCGGTAATGCCAGCGCGCCGCGCCGCTTCCGCTGGCTCGGTGTAGCCGCTTTCGATCCGGGCGTGCTTCAGGCGCGTGGCGAGGGCTGTTGTCATGTTAGCGAGCTTATGTCCTGTCCATAGAAGTGTGCTTGCATGGTTCGAATAAGCGTGCTTATACTTGGGCCATGAACATGCCCTCGATCAGCAAAGCAGACGCAATATCGGCGTACGACGGAAATGGCGCTGCCCTTGCACGGGCGCTGCAGATCACGCCGTCGGCGGTCTACCAGTGGCCTGAAGGGCCCATCGACGAGAAGTGGGCTCTCAAGCTCCGCTACGTGTTGATGCCGGACTTCTTCATCGCCCTCGAGGCGTCGCGGGATCCGGACGCTGATCGCATCGTAGCCGTGGAGGGGTGCTGAGCCATGGCACGTAAAGCCGCCGCCCAGGCGCCGAAGAAGAAGCGCACTGCGGCCCAAGTCTGCACGGCGCTGGCCCGTTCAAACCAAGTGATCGAGGCGCTGCGCCAGAGGCAGGAGGCGCAGGAAGCGCGCGAGAGCCTGGCCGCCGCAGTGGCCGATGAGCATGACCCCGACATCAACCGAATCGTCCCCGTGGAGGGGTGCTGACCCATGGCTATCGAGAATCTTCCGACTGTTTCCCACGTGCTTGCCGGCGGCGCTGGCGCAGTCATTGCGCTGTCGATCGCATGGTCAGTGACGCGTCTGCGTAGAGCACTCGCCCGCGCGGAGCTGGATGCGCTCGCCACACGTATTTCTGCACTTGAGAGCAGCGCGATAGTGCTCGCCGGTCGGGGTGCTGGCAGTTCTTGGGCTCGCGGAGCTGCGGTTGCGTTCGAGCAGGAATCGAAATCCCGCGCGGAGGCCCTCTCAGGAGAGCGTTCCGCGCGAGATGGCTCTCTTAGGAGCCCACGAGGATCTTGACCGATTTCCGGAGCGACTCTGCCTCTTCTGGCGGAAGGTTCGCTGCCATGCCCTCCAGCACCACGCGAACCATCTCGTGGAACCGCTCGTCGTTCTTGTGCGAACTGCACAAGGCAGAAACAACGATCTGCAAAGCCGAAATCTGATTCGACGTCGCATTGTTTGAACCACTCATGTCGCCCTCCTTGCGGGCTGTGTTGTTGGCACATCCAGCTTAACGCGGGGAGGGCGACACCCGCTTCCTTATTCATCGGCTTCCTGTCCATGGAGCCACTTTGCATCGCCTCCCGAGGTGCGTAAATGAAGTCACAGTCTCAGTTCCACGAACCCCGTTCCACGACGGTCTTCCGCCACACGGCCGAAGCCATCCGCAACAGCAGCCATACCGATGCCAGTCTGGCGCAGGTCATCGCGGACCAGTACATGCGCGATGTCGCGCCTGGCGAACGAATCCTGACGTTCCACGTCGGTACCGACATGGACTCGATGGACAAGGCGCACAAGGCGAATGCCCAGATCGTGGCCCGCATCCGCAACGGTACGGTGAAGATGCCGACCGATCTTGAAGAGTCATGGGTGCGCGCGCTGCCGCAGCCGTGGAGCGACAACTGCGCCCGGGAGCTGGCCAACCGCTACGGGTTCATCGGGGCCCGCATGCCCAAGCTGAGCCCCCAGGCGGGCGTGCTTTGCGTTGGCCGCATCTCGGTCGAATACGGCCAGACCATCGAGGCTCTGGCGAACGTCCTGGCCGATGGCCGGGTCTGCGTGCAGGACGTGCCTGAGCTGCGCACCGCGCGCGAGGAGCTGGCGCAGATGCGCGCGGCGATGGAGACGCTTGCTGCGTACGTGGACGGTCACCTCTACATGTTCGATCCGTCCATCGGCGCGCCGTCGGCCGGGGTGCTCCAATGAGCAGCTGCGCGGTGATGGCCTGGGCACTGACCCTGGTCGACGAGTTCGAGAAGGCGGGCGAGCCCGTTCCCGAGAATGCGGTGCCCATGCTGCCGCTGGTGGACGTCGTGCTGTGGGTGAAGCAGCAGGACGTGCCGGTCACCCCGCAGGACCTAGCCACACGCTACAACGTCTCGCGTGCGACGGCGTTCCGCTGGGCAGCTGCCCTGAAGGCCCACGCAGGCCACGCGCCAGCGTGCCGAGCCAGCGGCCTCAGCCTCCGTGCAACCCTCGGCATGCGCCAGCAGCACCGCGATGCAGCGCTTGCTGCGCGCAAGGCATCGGTGCAGGCATGAACCTGGCTCACACACTCGGGACGCCCTGCGACGTCGCCGGGAACGCCGAGCGCGCCGACGACGAACGCGTGCCTGTCATGCCTCCACCGAGGCGCAGCAATGCCGCCAAGCACGTGCTCAGTGGGTACGGCAGCACCAGGATTGTCATGGAGTTCACGCGCTGGGCCGTGGAGCGGGATGAGTTCCCGACCATGGAGGCGATCGTGCGCCGGTTCGACGTAAGCAGGGCCACCGCCTACCGCTGGCGGAACGCGCTCGGCGAAACCTACATGCTGGACTCGCTGCCCCCCAACGAGCATGAGCGCTTCGTGATCGCAAATGCTCGTCGGCGCAAACCCGCTGCCACGGGCACTGGGGCCGGCTGATGATCTACTTCGAGCTGTATCCCGGCGACTACCTGCGTGACACCAGCAGGCTGTCGCTCACTGAGCACGGCGCATACCTGCGGCTGATGCTCGCCTACTACGCCGAGGAGGAGCCGCTGCCGGCTTCCTTCAGCGAACTCTTCGTGATTGCCGGAGCGACGACCACTGCAGACAAGGCGGCGGTGAAGAAGGTTGCTGAGCGCTACTTCCCGACAGGTGAAGACGGCCTGCGACGTAATGGCCGGGCCGACGAAGAGATCGTCAAGGCGCAGGAGCGGATGGCTGGCGGCAAGGACCGCAAGTCCGCCAAGAAGGGCAATGAGGCGGAGCGCCAGGCACGCACCCGGGCCCGCCGCACCATGTTGTTCGAAGACCTTCGTGCAGTAGGTGTGGTGCCGGATGGCATGGCGTCGATGGATGAGCTGCGCGCGCTGCATGTCACGCACGTCACGGGCAGTGACAGGGAGACAGGGGCCGCGCTGTCACGCGTGACCGGGTGTGACATGTCACGCGTGACTAAGGGTGTGACGCAGGGTGTGAACACGGGTAACCAGACCTCAGACCCCACTTCTACCCCAGTTACATCACAGCACTCTCCAGGGTTCCCTGACGGTGTGACGGATGCAGGGCGAGCGTGTGTGCTGATGCGCCAAGCCGGTTGTCACACCACCAACCCGAGCCATCCCGACCTGGTGACGGCGATCAAGGCCGGCGTCACGCCTGAAGTGCTTCGGGACACGGTCACCGAAGGCTTGGATCGCGGCGTCAGCAATCCCTTCAGCTGGGCCATCACCACGGCCCTGAACCGACACAAGCAGGGCGCCAGCCCGTCCAATTCCAAAACGCCCGGAGCCTCCAATGCAACGCTTCACCACGGTTCTGCCGACCACGTCCGACTCCTCCGCGAGCAATTCCAGCGCAACCAAGCAGGCAGTGGCAGCTCTGGCGGCGAAGGCGGAAGGGGCGGAAACGTCATCGATGGCGATTTCGCCGTTGTCGGCTGAGCCTCTGAACCCCCGCGCCGGCGACGCCTTGTGGACGCTGTGGGAGCGCATGGCAGCGATGTTCCCGGGCAAGTGGGGACGTGACAACGGCCCTGCGCCCATGAAGCAGGACGGGCAGCTGACCATAGCCGGTGAGACGTGGCTGCAGGTGATCACTGGACTGCGGCCCAGCCAGATCGCCACGGGGATGGCTGCATGCATGCGCGAGTCGCGGGAATGGCCGCCGAACGCACCGCGGTTCCTCGCCATGTGCCACGACATCCCGTCGCTCTCCCTGGTGGAGCAGGAGCTGGGCCCAGGCCGCGACCGCTGCGGGTTCACCACGCTGGTCCGGTCAAAGCTCGACCTGCACGTGTATGCAACAGCAGACGGTCAGCACCAGGCGCGCCTCGCCCGCGATGCCTACGAGCGCGCCGTGCGCCACGTGCTGGACGGTCTGCCGATCCCGGCGGCTGTCCCGGCGCTGCCGGCGCCGCCGCCGACGGTAGAGCCGGTGCGCGATCGCGATGCCGCCGCTGACGCAATGGCGCGCGCTGCGGCTGAGCTTGGCTTCGGGAGGGTTGGTTGATGTCTGCCACGGAACGCGACTACCAGCTTGATCTGGCTCTGCACTGCCTGTGCCGGATCGGTGATGCCACGGCTTCCGAGTTGCTGGAGGCCATGGGCAGCGCCGCGCTCGACGCTGGCCACCCACGCCATCTGCTGCCTGTGACCCCAGCGGCCGTGGCCGGCCTGCTGCGGGACCTGGACCGGCGGGGCGAAGTGGCTCGGAAGGAGAACAGGCCCAGCTCGCGCGATGGCCGGGTAGTTGCCGCGTGGGGCCTGACCACTGAACGCGAGTGCGGAACGCTCCCGATGCCGCCGCGCGCCGGCCAGGCAGGCATGAGCGCGGCTATGGCTGTTGCGCCCCTCGGCACGCCGGAAAGGGCTCGCGGCCTCACTCCGGAGCTGCGCATGGGCCTGCTCGAAATGGAGTTCCAAGCGCTGCTCGAGCAGATGGACCGCGACCACCAAGCCAGCCAAGCGCGCGCGCGCCGCGAGTTCGAAGCGTTCCGCGTCAGGGTCGGCAAGGTGCTGGCGTTCACCGAGGCGCAGCCGGCATGACCAAGCCCAAGAGCAGCCGTTCCCTGCGCTATCGGACCGAGCAGGACATGCCGCCTGGCATGCGGCAGCTGGTGCAGCGCGCGCCGGCCGCCGCCACGCCAGCGCAGCCATCCGGGTACCGGCCGGCCAATGCTGCAGCACTGCTCAGCACCGACGCGAAGCCCGGCCGCGGGCGGACCAGGCACGTGGCTGGTGAGATGAACAAGACCGAGGGCGCCTATGCAGCGCACCTGGAGGCACGGAAGCGCTGCGGCGAGATCCTGTGGTTCGGGTTCGAGTGCTGGACGTTCAAGTTGGCAAAGGACACCCGCTACACGCCGGATTTCGTGGTGCAGCTGGCAGATGGCGTGCTCGAGCTGCACGAAGTGAAGGGGCGCAAGCGCGGGAACGGCAAGTACTTCGCCGAAGACGACGCGAAGGTGAAGGTCAAGGTGGCGGCAGCGGTGTTTCCGATGTTCGCCGTAAAGGTTTGCTGGCCCGACGGCGCCGGCGGTTGGAATACGGAGGATTTCTCTTGAGCGAGATGATGATTGGCAGCGCCGCGGTGCGCCGCGATGAGGCCGGGCGCTTCTGCCTTAACGACCTGCACCGCGCGTCGGGCGGGGAGCGGCGGCACCAGCCGGGTGAGTGGATCCGCCTGGGCCAGACTGAAGACCTGGTCGAAGAACTGGCCAAATCCGCAGATTCCCGTAGTTACCCGATCGACACCCGCGTCGGCCGCGGCGGCGGCACCTACGTGGCGCGTGAGCTTGTGTACGCCTACGCGATGTGGATCAGCGCCGCGTTTCACCTGCAGGTGATCCGAGCTTACGACCAGCTGCAGGCGGCGCCGGCTGGGCCCAGCCCGCTGGTGGCGTTGGACGACCCGGCGACGTTGCGTGGCCTCCTGCTGACCTACACCGAGCGGGTCGAATCGCTGCAGGCGCGGGTGCACCACCAGGAGCCGCAGGTGCGCGCGCTGCAGCAGCTCGCAGGCGCCGACGGTACGTTCAACATCACCACCGCGGCGAAGATGCTTCAGATCAAGCCCCGCCAGCTGTTCGCGTGGCTGGAGCAGAACGGCTGGATCTATCGCCGGGCCGGCAGCCGCAACTGGCTCGCGTATCAGCCTAGGCTCAATACGGGCGTGCTCAGCCATAAAGCCGTCGTCACCAGTGGCACCGACGACGTCCAGCGTGTGCACGAACAGGTGCTGGTGACCGCCAAAGGCCTGACCAGGCTCGGTGAGCTGATCAACCGCGACCAGCTCGGCTGGACGCCAGCGGACCACACCCGCGCGCAGCAGCTGGCGGTGTCGGCGTGAACCAGAGCACCTGTCCCTTTGTGAATGAAGCCCGGTTCCTCGCGCGAGAGGCGCATGCGCACCAGGTCGACAAGGCTGGCCGGCCCTACATCGAGCACGTGGCTCGGGTAGCGAGCGCCGTGCAGGGTGACGATGAGGCCGAGGCAGTCGCCTGGCTGCACGATGTGATCGAGGATGCCCCTGCGATGGGTACCCAGGTGCTGCTGTTCCCGCAGCCCATTCTGGAGTCCGTGCTGGACCTCACCCGGGCGAAGGGGAGAGGCGAAGCGTTTTATTACTGGCGTATCAGGAATAACCCGCTGGCACTGAAGGTGAAGTTGGCCGATATCGCCGACAACAGCGACGAGGCGCGGCTGGCGTTGCTGGATCCGCGCACCGCCGACCAGCTCCGGGCCAAGTACGCCAAGGCGCGAGCCGCATTGGGGGGCGCATGACGCGGGCAGCAGGAGCCGGTGATGGCTTACTTCCTGATCGCCGACAGCGGTAGCGACCCGATCGTTTCAGAAGTTCTGGGCGTGAAGCGTGCGCAGATCGAGGGAGTCCGTAATCCCGGCGAGCACCTGGTGGAGCGCCGGGATGTAGGCGAGCACCAGCTGCGCGCGCTGGCCCAGCAGTTCCTGAAAGACCACGGGCACGCCATCGCGCCCGCCAACGTTTCGACTATCGAGGTAACACCATGAGCGATATCCCCAAGTTCCAGAGTCTGGACGAGGCAGCCCACCACCTCTACCTCGCCGGCGATGCTGGGCCCATCCTGTGCAGCGTAGATGGGAGCCGCTGGCTTGCCTGGCAGGACGGTCGTTCGAAGCTGGTAGCGGACGAGGTGGACGACATGGACGGATGCATCGCCGCATGAACCAGCTCACTCCATGTGCCAACTGTGGCGAACGTCGAGTTGGTGTGCGCGTACATGCGGCGAAGCGTGGTGCATCGACCGCCCAGGTGGCATGCACCATGTGCGGGGCCAAGGGACCGCTGATCTCCTCAAACGACGGCAGCGCCGTTGATGAGGCAGCCCGGCAGTGGAACGCCCTTCCTGCGGCAGTGCTGCCTGAGGTGTCAGCTCGCGCTGGGGCCAAGTCCATGAAATGGCCCGGACCCGAAAGCACGAGGGATCCGCTCGAACTGCTGGCACGCATGGTTGTATCGGGCAGCTACCGTGTGCCCGTAGAGGGCAGGGCCACACTACCCCCGTTGAGTTCGGCCGACGTTGCCGGTGCGCTGGGGATGATGCGCGATCCGCTGGCGAAGGTGGCGGCATTGGCGGTTGCGCTGCGCGCCGAGGGTGTGGACCTCGCTCGGTTCGGGCGGCTGGCGCTGCAGCGGGTGGTGCGCGCGCTGCACCATTTCGACGGCCACGTGCCTCTGCAGCTGGATTGCCCGGCAGATCGGTGGCGACTGCGGCTGGTGCTGCAGGACGCAGCCGATGACCTGGTGTGGCCAGAGCGCAAACGTCCCTCGGCGGAGGCAGCGCGCGCTGTAAAGATGCGGAAGGGCGACTACCTATTGGTATACAAGATTGCGCATGGAACTGTAAGGCAGGCGCTTGAGGACGGGCGCCGCGAGTTCCGGCTCAGGCTCTTCTCTTTCGGATGACTGCCCAGAAGGGCTAGTCCAATTCTGCGAAAGCGGACCAATCCTGCGCCCGTATCGTTCGGGCGTCCATTGGTCATCGCAGACCGCACAGGCGGATACCCCGTCTTGGGCGGCAAGGGCAACGCCTCGAACACGCGCTCTTAAGTCAAGACGGATTCCAGATTTCCCCTAGAACGCGATGCCGGTCTACAATAGACACTCAAACACCAAATGGATCGGCCAGCGATGACTCCACCCTGACGCTTGATTGATGAAGCGATCCAGACACTGATGTCTGGAAGGGTGCCTGTTTATTTCTTTTGGCGCGCACGTTTGTGCGCGGAGATCATTTCATATGTCTGCAATTTTTCCTCTCCGCCAGCAATGGCTGGGCAACATCCGTGGTGACCTGCTTTCCGGCATAGTTGTTGCACTGGCCCTCATCCCGGAAGCAATCGCGTTCTCCATCATTGCAGGCGTCGACCCCAAGGTGGGTTTGTATGCCTCGTTCTGCATCGCGGTCATTACCGCCATCGCCGGAGGTCGTCCTGGCATGATCTCTGCTGCGACCGGTGCCATGGCCTTGTTGATGGTCACATTAGTAAAGGATCATGGCATCCAGTATTTGTTCGCGGCGACGATCTTGGCTGGCGTGCTGCAGATGCTTGCCGGCGCCATGCGACTGGGCTCGCTGATGCGGTTTGTGTCGCGATCAGTGGTTACCGGTTTCGTCAACGCGCTGGCTATCCTGATTTTCCTTGCACAGTTGCCCGAGTTGATCGGAATGCCTTGGCTGGTCTATGCGATCTGTGCTGCGGGTTTGGCGATCATCTATCTATTGCCGTTGCTAACCAAGGCAATTCCTTCGCCCTTGGTGGCCATCGTCGCGTTGACTGCTGCGTCCATTTACTTCGGGTTTGAGGTGCGCACCGTCGGCGACATGGGCGAGCTGCCGGACAGTCTTCCTGTGTTCCTTATCCCTGACGTACCGCTAACTTGGGAGACGCTGCAAATATTGCTGCCAGTTTCGGCGACGTTGGCGGTGGTCGGCCTGCTGGAGTCGCTGATGACGGCGCAGATCGTGGAAGACATGACCGAGACGCCGAGCCAGAAAAATCGCGAGTGCGCAGGTCAGGGGTTGGCCAACACGGTCACGGGATTCTTCGGTGGCATGGCAGGCTGCGCAATGATCGGGCAGTCCGTCATCAATATCACGTCGGGTGGCCGCGGCCGGCTTTCCTGCATGGTAGCCGGCGTGGTTCTGCTGCTGCTGGTGGTGTACGGTTCCGGCCTGGTGAGTCAGATTCCGATGGCAGCGTTGGTGGCGGTGATGATCATGGTCAGCATCGGCACGTTCAGCTGGCGGTCGCTGCGTGAGCTGGCCATCCATCCCAAAAGCTCCTCGGTGGTGATGATTGGGACTGTGGTCGTCACCGTGGCCACTCACGACCTTGCCAAGGGCGTCCTGACAGGCGTCGTGCTGTCAGCAGTCTTCTTCACGCGGAAGGTGGGCAAGATGCTCACCATTGCCGAGACCCAAATAGATGCGGATTCGCGCGTCTATCTGGTAAAGGGGCAGGTGTTCTTTGCGTCTGCCGGTCAGTTCGTGAGCAGCTTCAACTATCTGGATGTTCCTAAAGACGTCATCATCGATCTGAACGATGCGCACTTCTGGGACCTTACCGCTGTAGACGCACTCGACCGGGTGGTGATGAAGCTGCGTGAGCACGGGGCCACCGTCGAGGTCTATGGTCTCAACGATGCGAGTGAGACCCTGGTAGATCGCTTGGGCAAACATCGTACGCCGGGGGCGACGCTGTCGTCCGGCCATTAAGCAGCAGGCAGGAAGGCGGTCGCCGACGGGGTGTCCGCCTTCCTCAACCGGATGCCGCGCGAGCGATCGGGACGGACGCAGTGACCTGTTTCGTCATTTGTCCGCTTGTGGCCGAGAGCGAACGTCTTTTCCGAAGTGGGCAGGTCAATCGAGCGCACTGCAGCGAGACTGCGGTAATGAACATTACCGCAGTTGCCGCAGTCGGCACGGTTTGGTAGCAGCGGGGGGCAGTTGATGGCCTTGTCTGTCGGGCCATGCGCCGCAATGGTTTCGCAATGTGTGGTAGGCCGATCCTCTTGCAACCGAAAGCTTAATTTCTGCGCACTGACGGGAGACTGCGGTAAGCAACATTACCGCACTTGATTTGGGAACCAGAAGTAGTTCAGTCTTGCTACCGTGGGCGAGGGAAGTAACCCGCCATATGAAGCCGCAGGCTCGAGCTCGGGAGGCTCGATCACCTGCGGCTTCGCTCTTTTCGTGCACCAGCAGAGGGGCGAGTTGCCAGATGGGCGCTGGGCCGGACTGTAAATCCGGTGTCTGAGACTCGCGTGGTTCAACTCCACGTCGCCCCACCATTCCGAACTACGGGGATTCCCGTAGTTTCCAGAAGATGACAATCAGGCCCACGCCACCGGCGTGGCCTTTCCATTTGCGGGCCTGGCCGATTGGTCAGGCATCACCCTTCCAAGGTGACCAGGTGGGTTCGATTCCCACGGCCCGCTCCACCATCAAACAGGGCGGCGCCCTGATGCTTGCAGGCATCAGGCCGCCGCCGCAGTACACGCGTTTCAGCCGCGTGCCATTGACCTAGGCCCTGCCGCTCTCCGGAGAGCGCGTGCAGTTTGCTTAACGAATGTCGCAACAGCTGAGACTTTGAAGACAAAAACCCTTTTCCCGTGGCCGGGTGGCAAGACACGCCTGGCGAAGAACCTCCTGCCGCTGATCAATGAGCGGCCCCACACCTGCTATGTCGAAGCCTTCGCCGGAAGCGCAGCGATGCTTTTCGAGCGGTCACCGGCAAAGATCGAAGTCCTGAATGACACGCACGGCGAGCTGGTCCGGCTCTTCCGCGTCGTGGCCAACCACCTAGACGAGTTCGTCCGCCACTTCAGGTGGTCCCTCACTAGCCGAGAGATGTATCGGTGGGCACACCTCCAAGACGTGGAGACGCTGACCGACATCCAACGTGCGGCCCGGTTCTACTATCTCCAGAAGCTGAGCTTCGGCGCCAAGTTGGAGGGACAGACGTTCGGCGTCGGCCCGACCTCCACGAAACGAATCAACTTGATGCGGCTGGAGCAGGACCTGAGCGACGCACACCTCCGGCTCCAAGGGGTCGTGGTTGAGAACCTTGGTTGGCAGCGATGTGTCGAGAAATACGACCGTGCTGAGACGCTGTTCCTCCTGGATCCCCCGTATTGGGAAACCACCGGTTACGGGGAACCCTTTCCCCTGCAGCAGTACGAGCAGCTTGCCTCCACGATGGCGGGATTGAAGGGCAGGGCGATCCTGACCATCAACGACCACCCCGAGATGCGCCGGCTGTTTGACCAGTTCGAGCGGAGGGAGGTCCCCATCCGCTACACCGTCGGTGGCGGCGCCGGCGTGGCTCGCACTGAGCTGATCTACACCACATAGCTGAGCCTCGGCTCGAACGTCCATTGCCCGCCCCGTGACCGGAACAAACCTCGTGCCTAGCCGGCAGGGGGGCGGGCATCTTGTAGGAGACCCCATGGTGAGCATCGAAACAGTCGCCGCCGGCATGGGGTTCCCGCCGGCGCTGGCGCTGGCCCTCGAGCAGGCCTGCCATCGCTTCGGCATCGACACCGAGCTTCGCGTCTGCCACTTCTTGGCGCAGGTAGCGCACGAGAGCGGTACCGGTCGCTGGCTGAAGGAGCTATGGGGGCCGACCCCCGCGCAGAGCCGGTACGAAGGCCGCAAGGATCTGGGCAACACGCAGTCTGGCGATGGCTTCCGCTTCCGTGGCCGTGGTGGCATCCAGCTGACCGGCCGATTCAACTACGAAAAGTACAGCCAGGCCATCTACGGTGATGACCGTGCCGTACGGAATCCGGACATGGTCGCCTCACTGCCTGATGCCGCACTGGCGGCTGGGTACTTCTGGAACCGGGACGGGATCAATGCCGTCGCCGACCGGGACGACGCGCTGGCAGTGAGCCGCGCTGTGAACCTCGGTTCGCCCACCAGCAAGGCCATGCCGAATGGCCTGGACGACCGCAAGCAGAAGCTGAAGCTGGCCAAAGCTGGCTATGCAAGGTTGGTAGTCCGATGAGCGAGCCCCTGACCATTGCCAAGGCCTTCGCCTTAGTCCTGGCTGCCGCCGCGGCTCCAACCGCTATCGCCCCTGGGTCGGTCCACGTGGAATGGCTGCACCTCGAGATCACCACGGCCTACTTCGGCGTGCCCTTCAACGTGCTGTTCGCCGCAGCGCTGGGCAGCTTGGGTGGCGTGTGGAACCAGAAGCTGCCGACCCGGCGGGAGCTTGGCATTGCCTTCCTGGGCAGCACCATCCTTGCGGTAACCATGAGCGTGCTGGGGCCGGAGGTGCTGAACGCACTGGGCCGCTGGACGCTCGGCGACGGCTATCAGCCGATGGGCTGGTCCAGCACCGGGGTGCATGCCTCCGCGGCCATGCTGCTGGGATTCACTGCTCAGAACTGGGGGCCTGAGCTCATTCGTGGCGTTGGCCCGTTCTTCAAGGCCCTGCTGCGTCGCTACTTGCCCCGTAAGGAGGGCCAGCCATGACTTACTCCCTTTGGTCGCTGGCAGCAGTGCCAGCGTTGGTCGTGATCTTCCTGACTGCCCTGTATGGGCTCAATGACGTTCGGATCCGTAAGGTCCGGCAACTGGCGCGCGGCCAAGGGCTGGTCGAGCTGGCCCTCGGCGCCTCGTTCGCTCTCATGGCCTCGATGAGCTTCCTGATGGGAACCGCCTGCGTGATGGGGGCCAGCCTCTACACTTGGCGCGGAACACTGCTGATGTGGGGTGTCGCGGGGGTGTTCGGGCTGGTCGGGAGATTCGCCCCGTGGCGTAACTGGATCCAGCGAATCGCCGCGGCTGAGGCTGCGGCCACCGGTGCGCAGGCATGAGCCGCCCGCTTATTCTCCTCCTCGCATTTGCGACATGGTCTGCTGGCATGTTCGCTACCGGGTGGGCATGGCGTGGCGATCGCGCCGAGGGCGACGAAGCCCTGGAACAGGCCTCAGTAGGTAAGCAGCACTTGACCGCTGAGCAAGGCGCGCGCGCGACCGAACACCAACAGGCCAGTACCCTGGCCACCATCGGAGCAAAGCATGAAGAAGATCGCGCTGCGGCCCCGGCCGTCGCTGATGCTGTTGTGGCTGACCTGCGCTCTGGCGCTCTCCGCCTGCGCAACGACCTCGCCGCGTGCCACACCGACCGCCTGTCCCATGCTGCCGCCAGCGCCGGCCAACGTGATGCGGCCCCCGACCTCGGAGTCACGCTTGCGGGCCCTGCTGTTCGAATCGGCCGAGACGCCGACGACCAGCTCCGCGCCTGTCAGGCCGTAG